AGGCACTTAAAACACAGTTTGATATTAGCAAGTCCAAGGCACGGGCAATGTTAAAGGAAATGCGTAAGGATGGAGAAACCACAGTACCTGTCACACGCCAAGTTGTAAGTAGACCCAAGATCAAAGCACTTGCCCCAGATGAGGATGTATTTTGGCCAAGCTATTGTATAGATCCACAGGAAGCACCATACATGTTCCATGTGGTATCTATGACCCCAGAGCAATTAAGGTCTAAAATTAATACCGAAAATTGGTCAGAAGAGTTTGTAGATGCTGCGATTGAACTTGCAGGGCAGGGCGAGGATACAGATGAGAATATCTACCAACTGCGTGAGAATGATGAGTTTACAAGAAGTGATGATAATAGCCTTGTTAGAATTGTGTACTGTTATCAAAGACTATTGGATGAGGATAATGTGCCAGGTATTTTCTGCACGATCTACCATGCCAATATACCTGATCTTTATGCCAAGCATCAACTTTTGGATTATCAGCATGGGAAATATCCATTTGTAGTTACAACACTTGAAAAAACAGACAAAAAATTATACTCGTCTAGGTCATACCCGGAGCTTATTGAAAGCCTTCAGCAGGTACTCAAGGTCGAAACAGATGCAGCGATTGACTCGCAATCATTGACAACTTTGCCCCCACTCCTCCATCCAATTGGACGCAGTCCAAGTCGATGGGGGCCAGGTGTCCGTGTTCCATACCGCACGCAAGACGAGTATAGATTTGCAGACACACCCCGTGGGTCAGGTGTAAATGTTGAACTTCGCAGATACATCCAAGAGCAAGCAGATAGATACTTCGGCAGAAACGCACCAGGAGTAAATCCTGTGGAAGCACAGATGAAGCAACAAGAAGTGATTGATAAAGTATTTCATCACTTAAAACTTGTACTCGATCAAGTATACTCCCTTTACCAACAGTATGGGCCTGACCAAGAATACTTCCGTGTCACAGGTATGCAAGACATGCAGAAGTATGCCAAGGGTAGTCCTAGTGAACGATTTGATTTTTACATGCAGTTTGACGCTGCCACACAAGACCCAGAGCAAATGCTTGAACGTGTAAAAGCAATTGCACAACTTGGCGCACAGCTCGATAAGAATGGCACGCTGGATACCGAGCGTTTATTACAAATTGCAGTTGGACAGATTTTACCAGGTGCTGCTGAAAGTATCATGCTTCCCAAAGAAACTGCATCGCAAAAAGCAATGGATGAGGAAAGGCAGACCATTGCAGAAATCTATGCTGGTGTACCACCTAATGTTAAACCTAATGATGCACATGAGATGAAACTTCAAGTGTTTCAGCAATGGTTACAGCAACCAGATGTAGCACAAAAGGTACAACAAGATCCAGCATTGCAAGAGCGTATACAGAACTACATGCAGCAAAGACAGATGCAAGTTCAGCAAAAACAAAACGCTGAGATTGGCAGGCTGGGAGCAGCACCCACACAATTTGGAACAACAGGAGCAGCGCCAACAGGAGGATAAAATTATGCCGTATGGTAAGGGAACTTATGGGACTAAGGTTGGAAGACCACCTAAAAAGAAAAAGATGACTAAAAAGAAATGTGGTGGTCGTAAGAAAAAATGATTACCTACCGCAAAGAGAAATTTAGCGGTTACAATAAACCAAAGCGTACACCAGGTAAGTCCAAGAAGTTTGCAGTACTTGCCAAGCAGGGAGATGATGTAAAGCTTGTACGCTTTGGAGATCCAAAAATGTCCATTAAGAAAAACCAACCAGCACGCAAGAAGAGCTACTGTGCAAGGTCAGGTGGTATAAAAGGTAAGACAAATAAACTTAGTGCCAATTATTGGTCGCGCAAAGCATGGGATTGTTAGATGAGTTTGTACAAAAACATACACGCAAAAAGAAAGCGTATAAAAAAAGGTAGTGGTGAGAAGATGAGAAAGCCTAGATCAAAAGGCGCACCCACAGCCAAGGCATTTAAGAAGGCAGCCAAGACAGCGAGGAAGCGTAAGTAATGTGTCCCATCTGCAACGAGAAGTGTATTGGATCATATTGCTGGTCATGTTCTTCATCGAGCGAGAAATAATACTAGACACACTATTTTTTATACTAGGAGAAATTTTTAAATATACACAATGAGTCCCCGAAAAAGAAAAACCTACCACGAGATAGACGCTGAAGAAGCAATACAAGCACTATCCATGTTGCAGAATGACCCACACTTTAAGAAGTACATCGAAATGCGTGAAGCAATGAGAGAGGAAGTCATTCGTCAATTACAGACCAAAGCTATTGTAGACTCCACAAACAGACATTACATGATGTGTGGAAAGCTTGAAGCAATAGACGAGGAACTTGATACCTTTTATAAGATGTAAGCCTTTTGTTGTAGTATAGTAGTTGGTTACATTACACCCTCTGTGATCTATGTGGGGTTGGTCACAGAGGGTTTTTTATTGCCTTTTTTGCTACTAACAGCTACATTTTGCTACACTAGGTAATTTATGCCTTGATCTTATGGAAGCAATTCAAGAAGAGGTTGTCTCAGAATCCTCCGAAAATTCTGTTGATAGTTTAACGCAAGGGGAAGGTAACCTTTCAATGGCAGAACTCGCATCAAGTTTGATGCAAAAACGCCAGACCGAGGAAACTGAAACCACCGAAGAGGAATCTGACACTGTTGCACAATCTACAGAGGAAGAAGAATTATCGGATCAGTCTGCTGAAGAGCCGGAAGAATCAGAAGAGGAATCTACTGAGCCGCCCGTACAACCTTCAGATAATGTTCTTTCAAAGTTTAAAGACCTGGATTTGGATTCATTGTCCGAGGAGGAGTCTAAGGAATTAGCCAAGCATCTCAATGCTTCTGCAATCAAGCGGTTTGGAAAGCTTACCGCGCAGAAGAAAGCGTTGCTTGCCGAAAACCAAAATCTCCAAGCACAAGTTCAACAAGCACCCGTGCCTACTGAACAACCTGCATTCCTCAAGGATAATGCACTGCACAACGTCAATGACATCAACGCACTCAGTAAAGAAGTTGAGAACCTTAACACGCTCATGGAATGGGCAGACGAAGGGATGGAAAACGAAGTCGAGTATGATGACGCTGGTAATGAATATGTGGTTAAGGATGGAGACAAGACTTACACCAAAGCTGATCTCAAGAGAATCAAAGCGAATGCAAAAAAGATCCTTCGCAAAGATGCTCCAGCAAGACAGAAGTGGATACAGGAACGTCAACAATCTGACCAACAGGCAGCCCAAACTTTCGAGTTCCTAAGTGATGGAGAGAGTGAGGACTACCAATTATTCATGCAGGTGAAGCAAAGTCCGCTTTACAAACCTTTAGTTGACCACCTACCCAATAGCAATTTTGCACTTGGGCTTATGGTTGAAGGATTAAAGGCAGTCAAAGCAAAGCAAGCCAATGCAGGTCAACCGAAGAAATTGAAGAAACCAACTGCTCCTGTCGCATCGGCAGAAGCAGGTGCAAGTAAACCAAGATCCGAGGGAAGTAAACATAAGAAAGCTGTACAAGCGGCTCATGCCAAGTTTGAAAAATCTGGCAATATCGCAGACTACCAAAATTACATAAAACTAAAGCGAGCAATCGCAAAATAATAATTTAAAATAAATAGGAGGATATAGATATGGCTAAAGCCACGACATACAATACAAGCGGAAATAAAGAAGATTTAACTAGTATAATCTCAGTTCTAGAACCAGAGGCTACGCCCTTTGTTTCATTAATGAAAAAGGGAAAAGCAACAGGAACATTCTTTGAAATGCAGGTTGACCGCCTCAACTCGCCCGATTTTTCTGGAATCGAAGAAGGAGAAGATGTTTCGAGCTTCACCAATCAATCTGCTGACCGGGCGCGCATCGGGAATTATATACAAAAATTTCGCGATACCTTCATGACCAGTGATCTGCAAGAGCTTGTTGACACAGCAGGTGTCGCATCGGAATTTGCAAACGCGGAAAGCAAAGCAGTACGAAACGTAAAACGTTCAATTGAAAGTGCATTTTGTTCTGCACAAGATCGTCAAGCAGACGCTGGAGCAGGCGCACCTTACAAAACACGAGGCATGTTAAAGTGGCTTGGAGTGGGTGGACAACCTTCTGACGTTCCTACATTTGCACAGAATGTTGCTAATGACACAACTGCCACGCAGACCGAAACAACCTTCAATAGCGTTCTTCAAGAACTCTACGAAGCAAACGGAATGCCTGGTGGACAGTTGACCTTACTTGCAGGCCCAGCATTGAAGCAGCAAATCTCTGACTTCTCAAGAGTGTCTTCTTCAACTCGTAATACCTATCAAGTTAATCAAGATGCTGAGTCCAAGAAGATCACGCTATCTGTTAATTTATATGATGGAGATTTCGGGACTGTGGCAATCGTGCCTTCTTTGTTCATTAATAGAACAAGCGGAAACGACACAGTTGACGCAGATGCAGGACTCTTAATTGATCCTGAGTATGTAAGCATGATGTCCTTGAAAGCTGAGTCTGTAACTGAGCTTGAGAATCAAGGTGGCGGTCGCAGAGGTTTTGTAGATGTAGTTGCTGGATTGGCATGTTTGTCACCTGTTGCTCACGGATATTTTAACTAATAACACTTAACATAAAGGAGATTTAAGATATGTCAGAATTATCAAATAATGAAGCAGGTAGAGGTTTTACACATGTATACACCGCTACTTACGAAGACTTACAAACAATCGGTAATGGTGGTCAATTGACTATCGCTACCATCCCTGCTGGTGGAGCAGTTGAACTTGCTGGTGTATACGAAAGTGTCGCATTTGCAGGTACAACCTCCCTCGTCATTGACGTAGGAACAACAGCAGGTGACCCGGATGAGTTCATCGATGCCCTTGATGTGGATG